ACATATACCACCCTACCCTCGCTCCATGCAAAGTAAATTCCGGAAAACTCTTTATCAGTTTTTAAAAAACCCTCTGCGGTCATAATGGGTGCCGGTGGGGACGGCATATTCATCTTTGTAAGTATATCTGATTGCAGTCTGGCTCTTTGTATTTCTATGTCTCTTCGTTTGTCGGATAGTTCCGCAGACGCCCAGTCTATAGCCGCCTTTTTCCAGTAATCAATATTGTTGGATATCTCTTCTGTGATACTATTGACATAACTTCTTTGGGCCTTCAATGAATCAACAAGCTTATCTAAATCTTCTATAGTTTTAGCACCACTATTCTCGTCCTTTCTTAAAGATCTCTTTGCTTCTGCATACGAAATATTTGCGTTTTTACTTAGCTCTAAAATTTTCCTATGAAAGTCTTTTGTTTGATCGCTTGTTTTTTCTGTTGCCGCCTTGTCAGACCAACTAAAATACGGCGACGAACTTCTCCAATTCGCTATGTTTTTATCCAGATATGTAAATATCGGCTCAACGGTTCTGTTAAGCTCTCTGGCTATTTCAATTGGTGTTTTCTTGTCGTACTGCTCTGCTATATGCCGCCTCTCTTCTAGTGAAAGACGACCCTTTCGCAGTCCGCAATTTTTTTCATTCTGTTCGATCATCCCGGTGCCTCATAGTATCCTATTTCAAATCCGTCTCTTGTACATCTTTCTACCGTATCGTCGTGGCCAAAAGCCTTTAAGTGTTCCTCAACATGTTCACACATTGAAATGTTTGTTCCCGGCCAGTTGTTTTTATAGAAGTGGCACAGCTTTGTACATTTAAAATGTGATCTTCTTTGCGATATAGGCTTAGGAAACTCGTTATGTTTTATTTGCTTAAATCTCTTTTCTAACATGCCCAAGAACTTCTCTTGATCAGACTTGTCAAAGCACATACTGAATGGGCCACCATCTCTAATGTAATATATCGTCATAATCGCCTGTTCGTATTCAGGGAAAAGTTTAGATATAGCATAATTATACAGTAGGAGTTGGGGATCTTCAAGTAGTTTTTCGTAAGTTTTTTCTTCTCCGGTTGCCCAGTTGAGCCTTCTGCCCGTCTTCCAGTCTACGACCTCTATGACATCATCTCCAACCTGAGTCACTAAGTCAATGGTTCCCTTAATTGCAAGCTGCCCCTCGATGACCTCTCCGTTAGGCATCTTGTATTTATATTTCGCCCAGTCCTCTTCAATTGGAATATCAAACTGGGGCTCTGACGCAACAACGTTTCTGTTTCGTGGGTCAAATTGACCGTCATTGTATGCCAACGCATCATCAACTTGTTTCTTGCAAAACTTCATGTCTGCACCAGTATAGTTATGAACACAACTTTTTGTATAGTATTCATAGCTCCTATCAAGCAGTTCTTTTACAAACTTTTTTGTATATAGCTTTCTTTCTGAAAACTCAATAAGCCCTATTCCGTCATCATTTATGGATAGACCAGTTTTTTTTCCCTCTTGTAGTTTTTTCTTGCACGAACCAAGGCATTCCATAACCTTATGTACTATTGTGCCTAACTGAGCTTTTTTACCAGACGTTGATTGATGTCCTAAAGCATACGTTATAAAATATTGCATCTGACAGTAATCGTAATTATTATACGATGAACTGCGAACATATGTAACTATCATTATTTATCCTCTTTAAATTTGTGGATGCCACCAACCAATTCTGGCTCTGGGGCTTTTTCTTCTGGTTCAGGGGTCAGAGCGATCTCAGCCCCCAACCAACCCCACTCGTTCAAGAGGTTGATTATTTCAATGTTTGTATCATGTATAGATAGATTGGCATTATCTATAACAGCATCAAAGTCTTTATATGAGGACAGTGCGGACTCGCTGGCGTGCTTGTCCTGATACGGACTTCTGGTCAGCTTAATAACTTTGCCACCAGCGTTAGATATTGCCTCTGCCTCATTTGGAAATCTACAGTCATCTACAATAGCTAAAAGTGGTTGTTCGACAGAAATGTCTTTTACGAGTCTCGATTGCCAAATATCCTCGTATGTATACCTACAGATGTCTGTTCCGAAAAATTGCAGAAACTCACGGGCACTCATTCTGCCACGTTTGTGATACTTCAAAGTTCCGCAATCTATAAGCTTTTGAATGTCTTTTTGTTTAGCGACCTTTTCGTCTGTTATGACTCCGGGCATTTCTTCCCATCTAAAAATAGTTGCGCTGTTTTTGTCGGCATCGCTTCCATATACTTGGTCTGATCCCATTTGAAATAATTCTACAGCGATTTGCTTAAGTGGTGCGGCAAACGAATAGCTCTTTACATACGGCCACATGTTAAACGCCGCCCAGTCTGCAAATTCAATATCTGTTCTAGTTATATCTAAAATTGCATTTCCCCGCTCGGTTTTTCCATCTGCTCCTGCGATGTTAGTGGTGATAGCAAGATCGCCATCTTCAGTAATACCGAAGTCACTTACAACATTGTGAGACCGCATTTGATATCCATGCAAGAAGTTGCTACAAGTGCTTTTTCCTG